ACGCGTGAGAGGCGTTAAATGATTTGGTTGCAAAGGCTCATCGGGATCAATGCAAGGCAGAGTAAAGCCAGGAACGCCACTGGAAAAGACACCGTCAGGAAAGGCGATCTTAGGCGGCCTTCAGATTATCCAAATCAATACTGAAGCTTACAAGGAAATGCTGTGGTGGCGTATCCAAAAGACAAATGAAGATCCAACGGAGGCTAACGCATGGTTTATCCATTGTGAAACCCAGGACAATATTATCAATCAAATATGCTCAGAAGAACTTCGAAGGAATAGAACTGGTGGCACAGAATGGCATCAAATCAGGCGCGACAACCATATTTTAGACTGTGAGATTTTATGTTTAGCAGCGGTAGATTATGAACTTTTCGGAGGCTTGCGAGTGGCGCAATATCAGAAAGCGAAAGAGAAAATGCAACAAAATAAACCAGCTCCATCGCGAACAGAGCCGAGACAACATCAGGAAAATCCAATAATGAGGCGGTATTGAATAGTGAAAATGCTTCAAATTGCACAAATGATTTTATCAGGAACAATCAAAGAAATACCTGAAGATATGCGTATAACCATTATTACAACGGTATTGTCATCGCAAAAACGTGTAACAAAATTTGAGAATGGCACTGCGAAATGTCCCATGTGCGAGACTTTTGGTTTAGCTGGTACCGTTTCGGTTAGAAGCACTCAGGGAGAAATAAGATACTGCGAGTGCAATCGTTGCACGGCAAAATTCACGGCTATCGGAGAAATTTTTACAAAGAAAGAACCAGATCCAAAAGAGGAATTTATCATCATCCCAAAGACCGGAAAAATAAAAAGGCGAGGAAGAAGATAAAATAATTTTTATATAGAGCGTTGTAGTAGAGCCGTCTTTCTTCTTATCCTAAAAATAGGATGGGAGTTTAAAAAAGATGGCTCTTATTGATGATCTAACAACTAGATTGACCGCTTACAGAGCCGCTGAGCTTAGAGCTTTAGATGCTCAGTCTTACGGCATTGCAGGACGCAGTAAGCAAATGGCTGATCTGAACACCATTCGCGACGAAATTAATATCCTCGAAACCAGAATAGCGCGTCTTGGCGGGACTTCTATCACTGCTGTACAAGCTGATTTCATCCCGAATACTTCCGGAAGCAACAATGATCTATAACTTTTTCGCAAGAGTAATCGCTAAAACAATCGGGATATTTGATCCGTTAAGAGCGGCACGCTACCTATCTCAGCAAGATTTTTTTCAAAGAGGATATCTTGCTGCAAAAACAAATGGGCCAGATCGAAAATGGCGCGTAGGAAAGACCAGCGGAGCACAAGAAAACGTTGCTGCTTGGGAAAAAGTCACAAACAAAGCCAGAGATCTAGCACGGAATAACCCATATATTGTTGGTGCTAGACGCAGACATCGCGGAAATATCATTTCTGAGGGCATCTGGCCTCGCCCAAAAATATTATTGCCAGGCGCTAAAAGCAAGTTCGAATTAGCCACAGATTTAAACACTGAAATCTTGCGCCGATGGGAAGAGTGGGCGCCAACAGCAGGCGCTAACGGTGATACCCTTTATTCGATTCAAAGAACCGCTGCGAATCATTTTTTCGATGACGGTCAGTTTCTTTTGCGCAGGATATATAAGAAAAATCCTTCAGAGTTGAAAATACAACTCTTAGAATGCGATCACCTCGACATTTCCAGAGATCAACTTGCGACAATGGATCAAAATAAAGTCGTTGGCGGGATCGAGTTAGATCAATACAACAAACCCATTGCATATTGGTTACTTCCCGAGCACCCAGCGGAAAATACAAGTCTCTCAGTTCGTATTCCCGCTGAAGAAATCATACATGTTTTCGACCGACAACGAGCCTCTGATGTGACCGGAATTTGTGGTTATGCTTCGGTGGTACAATCTGTTTTCAGAATAAACGAGTTTGCTTATTCAACGATGGATACAGCAAGACTTACAAACCATTTCGGAATATGGATTGAAAGCCCATATGTAGATGATTTCAATCAAATACAATCAACGTCAGCGCCAACCGCCGAAACAGGCGAAGGAAGGCATGAGTTCATCAATCCAGCTGGATTCCATTATGGATTGCCTGGCGAAAAACCGCATATGATGAATCCCGCGATACCAGGCTCGCAATATGGCCCATTCATGACCAAAGAATTGCAAACAACAAGTGTTGGTGCAGGTGTTGGATATGAATCTGTTTCTCATGATGGCTCACAAACTAATTTTGCAGGAAGCCGAGCGCTTTTGATTATTGAACGTGGCTATACGCGCATGAACCAAGCCATTTTCGAAGAGCAAATGCACTCGAAAGTATATCAATGGTTCATTGAATTTGAAATGTCATTAGCCAGAAGACCGCTTCAAATGCCTAATTACGCAAGCGATAGAATGCGATATCTTCGAGTTAAATTCAATCGTCCAGTACAGGAATGGGTTGACCCACAAAAAGATATTAATGCTCGCGGAGAGCGTATCAGACTTAGGCTTTCAACTGAAACAGACGAAGCCGAGGAAAATGGAAAAGATATCGAAGAAATTTATGCAACTTTGGCTTATGAAAAAGCTTTGCGTGAAAAACTTGGCATAGTTTCAGAAGAAGAAAAGCCACCTGAACAAGCACAAGAGGAAGAGCAGTTAACACCAGAGCAAGAAGAAATTATCGGAGAAAATATAAACAAATGGCTGAAATAAAAAAACCAGTTAACCAAGTCGTTGCAGGCGAACGAATCAGAATGTTCGTCGAATCCTACGGTATAGCTGTCAGGGATGGAGTTTTAACGCCTTGTCTGAATGACGAAAAAGAGATCCGTAAGCTTTTCGGATTAAGCCAGCCGTCGCAGGAAGTTATCGACGATTGGGCCAAAACCGATGGTGTCAGAAGGCCAATAACGCTAAAGGTTGAAGGCGAATCAGGCGGATTTGCACAACAAGGAGTACCAAATGCCACAGTTTAATAAGCAGGAACCAAATTTCTTTGTTCGAAGTGATCTCAAATTCAAACTTTCCACTTTACGCGAAGAGGACAAATCAGTTGAATTTGTACTAACGACCGAATTTCCCGCTAAAGTTATGGATTGGGAACGATGGGAAATCGTTAATGAGGTGCTTGTTGCTTCTGGCGTTGAAATTCCATCGTCAGGGAAAATACCGCTTCAAGATTCACACGCAAGAGATACCATTGAAGCCAACCTTGGAAGTGTGAGAGAAATCAGAGTTGAAGGCGATCAGGTTATCGGGCGACTTTTCTTCGACATGAAAGATGAAAAGGCTGTCAAGGCTTTCGAAAAGGTGAAGGCTGGACATATCGACAGCGGCTCTGTTGGCTATAATGTCACAGAAAAAACTAGGTTACTCGAAAACGAAACTACTGATTTTAACGGGAAAACATATAAGGGGCCACTTCAATTATCTAAGAAGTGGCAATTAAAAGAATACAGCCTTGTTGCAATTGGCGCTGACCCATACGCAAAGGCAAGATCTGAAAATATTTCAAAGGAGAAAATAAATATGGAACCAAAAGTACAGCCGGTTGTTGACCCGGTCGTAGCTCCTCCGGTTGGTAATGAGGCTCAAAAACGAGCCGAAGAACTGGAGAAGAAAGCGCAAGAAACGTTGAAGTTGGCTGAAAGAAAACTTGTTGACGCCAACATCACGGAGCTTTGTGCTAGATACGGCTTACAAGACAAAACCAAGGTTTTGATTGAAAAGTCTGCTTCGTTTGAAGATGCTCAAAAGGTTGTAATCGAAGCCCTTGCTGGGTCTTCGGAAAAAACAGCGATTTCCAGCACCAGGATGGAAATGGGAGCCACGGAAGGCGAAAAGCTCAGAGATCAGATCACGGAAGGTCTGACAATGCGGGGATTCGGAAATTTCGACCCGAAGGAAATGGGAAATTTTCAAGTCGAACAGAAAAGAAATCCCTACGCAATGAAAAGTTTGATCGAAATAGGCGCAGAGATGCTTGAAAAGAATGGGTTCAGTGTCAGACATTTGAGTCAATCTGAAATTGCTCAGGTTTTGCTGCGCAAACGCTCTTTTCACAGAAACGCAGTTGCAACCGATATGACAACGGCTTCGTTTTCCAATCTCACAGAAAACGTGATGAACAAGGCTGTCATCGGTGGATTTGGAGCGCAACAACATGTTTGGCCGTTCCTGTGCAATATCGGATCAACCAGAGATTTTAAGGCTGCATCTCGCGCCGGATTGACCGAAAACGGCGATCTTCCTTTGAAAAAAGAAGGAGCCGAATATAGGGAATCGAAATTTTCCGACCGAAAAGAGTCTGGATCTGTGGGCACTTACGCCGATAAAACCACGTTGACCGAAGAAGCAATGATCAATGATGATTTGTCAGCGTTGACCACAATTCCTTTCAGGAAAGGCGCTGCTGCCGCAAGAGTTCCGGAAACTCTTCTTTTCGCTGCGATCAATACGCCTCCGACTCTGAATGCAACAAGTGTTGCTTGGATGAGTACAAGTAATACAAACGATAACGATCTTCATCACGCCGATGGACTGAATTCAAGCAATCTTTCTGATGCAATCGCGGCTATGAAGAAGTGTCAGGCTCCCGTTCACAGCGATGAAACCATCACTGATTATCTCGACATCACACCTCAAGTTTTGCTCACGCATACCGACTATGAGATGACCGCTAAAATTCTGCTTCAATCTCAGGCATTGCCGCAAACTAGCATGTCGAGCGGTGTTTACAATCCGCTTTTCGATTCAAACATCATGCCCAAGGCGTCTCCAAGACTGACGACAACGACCAGTTTTTATCTGTTCGCGAACCCAAGAATTTATCCGGTTGCTGAAATGCTTTTCCTGAACGGTAGAATTGCTCCGGAAGCCTTCTTGGATGAAAGTACAAACATCGACGGCATGACTTTCAGGGTCAGAATTAGAGTCGGCTTGATCATCCTGGAATGGAGAACCGCTTTGAGATTTAGAAAAGCGTAAGAAGGGAAAATAAAATGAAGATAAAACTGATTATTCTTTCGATTATCGCTCTCTTCTGTTTCATTGCTGTTCCCTCACAAGCGGCCAACCTTGCCGGAGAAACTGACACTATTTCCAGTGGAACAGTTACCAATATCGCTACAACCACGCTAACCCTGGTTACGGCGCTGTCTGGACGCACGCATGTTATCATTCGCGTTACGAGTGGATTGGTGACGTCAAACGCTTGCTATGTGGCTGTTGGGGCTGAAACTGTTACCGACGGAACGGGTACAAGAGTTGATTATAACACGCCTCTTGAATTCGATGCTGGGCCGGGTGTGCCAATCGCAATTATATCTAGTGGTGCTGCCGCTTTGTCAGTGATTCAATTGGGAAGGCCGTAGGGTTTATTTAAACCAAAAGGAGAACAAAAAAATATGGCTACATATCGAAAAACAGGAAACGTTATTTCCTGGGTAAATAATCTGACTGCCGGATCAGGAACGGTCTCCAAAGGTGACTTGGTTCATCTTGGCAAAGGCAAATTCGGCGTTGCTGTTGATGATATCGCGTTTGGAGCATCGGGCGAGTTAATCGTCCAAGGCTATTTTGAGGGCGGTTCCGCGATCCTGCCAACTGCGAAAATTGGCAATAACCTAGAAAATTCCAGTGCAAATATTATGGTTGTTACTACACTGCAAATTCCAGTCGTAGCATCCGCGACAATGACCTACAACAATAGCAATCTTACCATTGACGACGATGTTACAAGCTCAACAGCAGTACAAACTTTTGCCTTTCTTCTCAAATAAGCTTCTGTTGTCCGCTCACTCTGTTGTTAGCTCGCTGATGCAACGTCAGCGAGCGCTAACACAGAGCAAGGGAAAGTAAAAATGACCCTCAATTCAGTCATAGATTACGATCTAGACAATGTTTTTCTTAACGCTAATGAGTTTGGAAAAACTTGTACTTTTACTTCTTTTGAAACTGGCGCGTCAACCCCCAATGTTCCAGTAATATTGGGAATAGGAGCATGTTTAACAAGAAACGAAGATGGCATGGCAGAAGCCGATACCGCTTATTTCAAAATAGGCTCGATACCAGCGCCGAAAAGAAATGATTATTTTGTTTGCGAAAGCACGAAATACACGGTTATGCAGCGGTTGCAGGGGGACGGAATGGTTTGGTTTTTGACAGTTGAATCCGATCAAAGACAGAATCCAAGAGGCTAACAATGACTTTTAAATATGAATTTGTACCTTCACCAGGCTCTGATGTTG